CGCCAAATGACGGAGAACGTCATTATTGGCGGCGCGTTCCCAATGCTGTTCGGAGGCGGACCTGGCGCAGTTCTCGGCGGCGCCGCTGGCGGCTTTATCCCAGGCAACCCCATGCTCTCGGTTGCCACTAGCGCCCTCGGCGCAATGGTGGATCAGTTCGCCACCAGCACCGCTGAAATGGGGAACGCATTGCGCAATCCCATCGAATCGTTCCAAGAGCTTGCAGAAAAAGGTCTGTTGGCCAGCAAAAGCCAAGAAAAGTACATCCAAAAACTTATTGAAGCCGGTCGTGTTTACGAAGCTTCAGCAATTATTCAAGACGAAATTATCCAAAAGATCGGCGTTCAAGGTTACAAAGACCTGCAGAACGCTGGAGCAGCTAGCGAAAAGTTAAACAAAGCCTTTGCCGAGCTATCCATCCAGATGCAGGCTGCTGTAGCCGGCCCACTAGCCGCCATGCTCAGCTGGCTCGCAAATGTAATCGCCATTGGCAATAAAACTACAGCTTCCGCAGCTAAACAGACCGACATTTTGCAGGGTCTATCCGCACAAGACAGAGCTGCACTACAACAGCAAGAGCAGCGCATTTTAAGCGGCGCAAACATTTTTAATGAAGCAGAAAAACGTCAGCAAGTTGCACAGCTGTACCAGAGCTATTCAGCACGAGCAAATGTGCAACGCCCCGGCGTAACCGTCGATTCCACTGCAGCACAACAAGCAGCGGCCCAGACACAACAACTTCAAGCTCAAGTAGATCTTTCCGCCAAACAACTAAGCCTTGTTGGCCTTACTTTAGAAAAAGACGGGGAGCGGTACGTTAATGCGGCTAAAGCGGTAGCACTACAGGAATACGATAATAAACTACTTGAGATTAAAAATAGCTGGATCGGCAAAGTATTTGACGCGGAGAAAAATCTGTTGATGATACGTGGCGCAAATCTGGCCTACGCAGCACAGCTCCGTCAAATCGATAGTCAAGTAGCGCAACAAAGAGAGCAAAACACTACTGCTTTGCTGCAAGCAGAGCTTGCTTTATACAAACAAGCCGAACAAAACCTTATGTTTGAAATTAAGAGAGCGCAATATGTAGACAACGAAAAAGGTGGTGCACAGGCTCTACTTAAGTATTACTCGGACATTTACACGCAACGCTACAACGCTTTCTTAGTTGAAAGGGAGATAGCACTTAAAGAAGCCGAACGTGCAGGCACTACACAAGACGTCGTACGGCTGTACCAGCTTAAGTTGAGCTTGCTACAAGCCGAAGCAGGCTTGGAACAAGCCATAGCAAAACTGACACAAGATCGACTAGAACTAGAAAAGAAAATAAACGCGGAAAAAGCCATTACTGAAGCACGGCAACCCTTTGTTGACTTCCGTAGAAACCTCGAATTACAGGATCAGTACAACAAGACGTATCTTCGGTTAGTTACCGAAGGTATGCTTCCTGCTGAAGCGGAACGCATAGCTAATTTTGAGCAGCTTGTTGCACAACAACTACTTCTTGTAGAGGATCAAATTAAGGCAATCAACTCCCAGATTATTCTCACAGAAGCAACTATTACGGAAGCAGAAGCTCGTGGCGCAGCTGTAGCTAAGTTGCGTGAAGAACTTGATTTACTTGAAAAACGTAAAAAAGCTATTGAAGGTGAGGCACAAGACTCCGGAAAAGGAGAACAACCCGGCGACAGAATTAAAAGTGCGATCGCAGCAGCACGCGGCGAATTGAATGAGCTTGTTGATCTAGAGAACCAAGTCATTGCCGGTGCAGCCGCAATCGGTGATGCTTTCGCCCAGTCCTTCAAAGGTCTTGTATCTGGCGCAATGACCGGTCAAGAAGCTCTCGCTGCTTTCTTCAAAAATGTCGGCGACCACTTTATGGATATGGCCAGCAAGATGATCGCCAAGTTGATTGAAATTTACATTCTCGAAACCATCGTTGGATTTATTACTGGTGCAGCCGGTGGCGGAGCAAGCGGCGGTCCCGCTACTGCGCCTGCATTTGCACCACCAGCAGTTGCTGCACAAGGAGCCTACTGGCCGGGAGGCTTTGAAGCGTTTGCCAATGGCGGTATGGTCACCCGTCCAACCATGGGTCTTGTCGGTGAAGGCGGTGAACCTGAATACATCATCCCGGCCAGCAAGATGCAAACCGCAATGGCGCGATACGCAGGCGGCGCACGCGGCGAATCCGTCCTAAGCGGTACCAGTCAATCCCAGCAAGCGCCCCAAGCCTTGGACATCAACTACAACGTGACCGACATCAACGGAATGCGCTTCGTTACCGAAGAGCAGTTCACCCGTGGCATGAGGGATGCAGCCAAGATGGGCCAAGCCATGACTTTCTCCACCTTGCGTAATGCCCCTAGTGTTCGTCGCAAATTAGGAGTCTGATCATGACCGCATTAACCGTTGGCCACCGCCTAACACTTCAAGGCGAGACCTACCAAAATTACGAACTAGGTAGCGGCAATTTTTTGCCTTTCGGCTTTAGTGGCGCAGTGGCAAACCGCTCAGGCGACAACATCACAGCAAGCTTGGTGTTTCCATCCAACGCCCTAAGCCAGTCGTGGATCAACACCTTGATCACTGCCAGAGCCGTGGTTACGGTGGAGGAAATCTGTAATAACGTGCCTGTCTACAGCTACACAGGTCAGGTTGCTGCGGGTTCGATTGACGAAACCAGTATCAGCCTGCAGCTGTCCAGCGTATTGGATGCCGTATCAACAGAAGTGCCATGGAGATTTTTAACGGAAGATCTTGTGGGACCTCTGCCTATGAGCGGGAACGTGCGAATCGGATAGATGCTCTGTTGGGGCGCCCATACCGCTACGGCGCTGACGGAAGCGGCCCAGATGGCGCCGTGGACTGTATCTGGATGGTGTATCGCACACTAGAAACGCTGCAGATTCCCACACCAGCCTTTAATGTTGATTGGTACAACCAACCGACCTGGACTGTTTTACGGACGCTGTACGACTGGGGCTACCGAGTCAGCGGCGCGGCGTACACTGGGGACGTGGTGCTGCTACCTCAAACAAACTGGGCTTTTGGAGTGGTATGGCGCAACGGAGTGATGCACATCAGCCAGAAGAGCAGCAAAGTGGCTTGGTGCCCTATGGCGCATCTTCACGCGAATACCCACTTCTTCCGTATGAAAGAGAAATCTGCAAATTAGCCGGTTTTAGCGAAACAGAGTACAAACAATTTAAGCAACATCTTGTAGACAATGCTTATATCCGTCCAGCGGAATATGCACTGATTCCCGATGTGCAAAACGGTCCGGCATTAGTGCCAATTCTTGTAAGCTTTGCCATCGGTCTTGCTTTTACAGGTGTTAGTTATTTGTTGGCGCCTAAGCCGCCTTCGCTTGACGATCAGCAGCAAGTACGAGAGCGTCGGTTAGGTAGTACACGAGGCAGGTCTACGTATGCACCGCTTTATGGCTTTGATAGCCTCGCCGAAATTGCAACATACGGCGAACCTGTCCCTCTTGTTTGGACTCGATACACCGGAACAACTGGTGGCGTTGTTATTGCTCCAAAGTTGATATGGTCCCGCGTCTATAGCTGGGGCGGATTTCAGACTGCCAAATTTTTATATACTGCCGGAATTTTTGGCGTTGATAAGCCAGAGCTTGACGGCGTTTGGCTCGGTAATAACGCCCTAAACATTGCCAACGAAACACAATTTGCGTTTTACTGGCGCACCCAATCCACCGGTTCACTCACGCTGCACTACGGCACAGACGTTGGCCGTAACAGCGGTGATCCCAGCGGACAACGGTTCCCGTCGTTTAGCCAAGCGTATACACCAAGCAATAACACGGTATTTGGTGTATCCAACCCAGTCCCTAACGGCACAAACTATCGCGTCAACTGGCGCGTTATCAGCTTGCCGGACATTACGGAATCAGGCAACGGGCGCGAAAGAATCCGCGAAGAGCGTAAAAAGATTTGCGGCTGGAGCGGCGGCGGTATGCCTGGTGTCGGCACCGGATTCCCGCGCCGTCAGGGTCTAATCAATAGCAACACATTTTTACTTAGTGCCAAATGGCTTAGTAATTTTTTCAAATACAAAGTAACCGAAGATGATATTAACGCTGAACTAGACGGCGAGTGCGCGGCTGCGGATGAAGTTTTTCAGACAGGCGAAAAAATCCTTATTGCTGGTCGTCTGTTTGAAGTAACATCTCGCACAGCAGATGTATTTGTTCCGCGTTCGGAAGCTGGCAAAAGTGCTGCACAGGATGTTCGCGTTACACTGGCGCAAGTCGAAGATGTAGATCCCGGTTTTGCTCCACGGACTGTTAGCGAAGCTGTAATTACAAGCGACAAACCAATTTCTCGAGATGATAGGCAATGGAATCAAGGCGCTTTATACGGAATAGGCAACGACCCAGCGCTTAAATTTACCGCCGCCAGCATCCGCACCACACGCCCTTGTGACGTCGTGGAACTAGGTATTAAATCTAATGTGTGGGCACAATTTAACGGTATATGCAACTTTAGAACTTTGCCTACTCCTGAAGAATTGATTGAGGGAGATAGCCGCAATGTAAATTACACAAACGGAACAATGACGCAGTATTTTACACGTACTGCAGTCTTCACAATCCGATATCGCTTCCCGAACGCGGAAGGCGTGTACCCAACAACGTGGACAAACTCAAACGTGCTGTTTGTTGTTCGTGGATCAACGCCTGTCGATCAGTACAACTTTATCAAGCTTCAGACCTCTAGCTGTACACACGTTGAATACCAGTTTGTTCCTTTAACTGGTGCGAGCATTGTTAGGCGCAATGACAACAGTGCTGTTTATTGGTTGTATTCCAAGATTTACGACCCGGACGCCGGACAGGGTAGTTTGTTGTCAGTAAGTCTCGGCGGCGGAATTACCGCCAACTTTGCCGGCAAAATCCAGCGCTGTATTGACTGTCAACTGGAGCCGCGGATGTGGCAGCGCACAAAAGATGCCGAGGAAACATCGTATAAACCTGTTGATGGGGAATTTGCGGGCTACAGATCAGCTGATGTACCAGCCAACACACCTATTAGACCTGCATGGATAGAAGAAATGTTTGGTGACGTAAATAATTTCCCCCAAGGGATTGTTTTAGGCAAAGCTCTGCTTTTCTATAACTACAAAGTAAATGAATTGAAGTTGCACGTACTGCTGCGCGTGCGGAATACGCCAACCGGATGGGATCAAGTTAGCCAAGAGGTTTACGATCCCGATAGTACAGATATTTCAAAATACGGAATTACCGACGAAAACGGAAATGTGCTTGATTATTACGATCGCCCTGGCTGTCAAACGACTATTGACCCTAGGTGGGTGACAGAAAATGCTGTTAGCTATAACTGCATTTATCCGGTTTTTATCGGGGAAAACAACCGCTACCACGCAAGAAATTACGGTTTACCTGAGCTTGGTACATACCAAGTTATTGCGCGTTTTAACCCGCAAAATAATCCTCCTGTCTCAGCAAACAAGCAATTCAGGTATTTCGAAACAAATACGCAGTGTATGGAGGTCAGCCATTACGGCAGCCTTATTCGTAGAAGCTGTGACAGCCAGCCTGAGCATCAAATCGTTTACGTCAACGAGGTTCGCCAAGGGCTATCACCTACACGCGAAGGTTTGACGTTGGCTGGTTTGTCGATTAAAAGCTCCCGCAACTTTACGGCGGCTGAGCAACTCAGCGTATGGATTGAACGCGGCACACAAGACAGTAACAGCTTCCCCGAACTTGTTTCTTATTTACTGGAGAAGGCAGCAAAAGACTCCAACCTTGATGCTTCAATGGTCGATCAAGCATCTATTGATGCCGCAGCCAGTTATTGCAATGCCCGCGGACTGTTCTTTGACGGCGTAATCGGTGAGCGCCAAAATTTGCGTTCTTTTATTGAAAGCACAGCTCAATTTTTCTTGCTGAACATGGTCATTAAAAACGGCAAGATTGGGTTGCAGCCGGCCATTCCTACAGGAAGCCCTGTTGCGATGTTTACTGCCGGCAACATCGTCGCTGGTTCCTTAAAAGTCGATTACATACCTGAAGGCTCCCGCCGTCCATTCCAGGCTGTTGTTTCTTACCGCAAAAACCCTAAAAATCAGTTGCCGCGGACGATGACTGTCCGCGCTAGCTGGTCCGACATTAACAACGCTCCAATGGAGCAAATCGATATGAGTTCATTCTGTACGAGCTTTGATCATGCCGTAAAAGTCGCTCGATACTTTATGGCGATTCGCCGCTACGTCACTAAAACCATCAGTTTTCAGACGCTGCCCGATCAAGCAACGATTGCGCCAGGAGATTTTATCCAAGTCGCCCTAGAACAAACAACGGCGTCTAGCGGGTATGTCGGCACTATCACGGGTGGGGGGCAAATTATTACGCCAGTCAATGTGCCAGACGGATCGTATGACGCTGTGTATTACAAAGAAGGACAAAGCGACGTACAGGAAACTGCGATCACCGTCAGCAACGGCCAAGTGACAACACCGGAAGCCTGGGGCAGCTTGTTTGCAATCCGTTCGACAACAATCACGACGCAACAGTTTGTGGTTGATCAGGTTGAGCTGGATCAAGACGGCCTGGTCAACGTCCAAGCCTCGGAGTTCCCGGACACCATCGGTGCCACTACATTTAACGGTGATGGGATTGTTCTTACGCCGTCCAGTCCCGACGCCTGCTGATCATGTCTTATCCCGCTCTAGTGCCTAATCGTCGTTCCGTTTCGATGGGCGATTTTCCCGTCAAAGCGTATGAATCCATGAGTGGCGCGGAAACACGCATTCGGTACGGCGATCAACGCCGCCAGGCAACACTGGAGCTGACCTACGACCGTCTTACTCCGGCAGAGGCAGATCAGATCGCAGCGCATTACGACAGCGTGGAGGGCACAACCTACACCTTCAGCGTTGGCACACCCCTTACGGAGGGTTGGATCAGTGGCACTCGTGTGCAAGGCAACGGGCAATGGCGCTATGCCGATCCACCGTCGTTCAATCAACTGGGTGGTGAGTGTGAACAGCTATCCGCGACTGTGCGGCTAGTCACGGTAGTTGGCTGAACTTAGACTTGACCCATGAGCTACTACACCGGAACACACGGCTATCTGGAGTTTGCGGGCCAGCGTATTGGTCGTGTTGCAAACTGGTCGATTGACGCGGCAACCGAGCTGAAAGACGATTCCCGTGTAGGCGACTGCGAAAAGTCTTACAAACCTGGCGCGACAACTTACAGCGGCAGCGCCTCCGTCTGGTATTACGCCGATACACCGGCCCCTCTACTTGGTGTACTGTTCAAAACCGGCGAAGTCGATCCCTCACCTGCAGAGTTCAAGCTGGGCTGGGGCGGCAATGGATTAGCAGAAAAGAAGCTGCGGTTTAACGCGTACATCACCAACGCTGCAGTTTCGTGTCAGGTTGGCGAGGCAATGCAGGCGCAAATCAGTTTCACGGTTGACGGTCAACTACAGGAGGTACAGCTGTGACTGTGTATTTGGGCCTTTATGGGCAAGTTGAACTGACGCGCACGTCACTTGGCGTAGCTCTTACCGCAAATGTTGCGCCAGCAGATGTAAGCGCAGTAAAGGATCGCTTTAGTTTTGACTTCACCGAAGGTACGCTGATCACAGGCGATTTGGTGCAGTTTTCCACCACGGACGGATCCCCGCTTTCCTTTATTGACGCATCAGCGTGGGACGACGCTACCGTTCACGAACAGGGCACATTTTTTGTGCATGTAGACACTATTGGCGGCATTTATCTGTATCGCAATTTTGCCCAAGCTATTGATGGCGGAACTACTGGGCGCATTGCTCTAGTGGTCCCTGCATCCACAGTGCCAATCACGTACACAGTTCAAAACGTAACACCTAGGCTGCTGGGACAAACAACCGCTTGGGAATTAAACACAACACGCGAAAATGTAGACGTTACCGCCTTAGGCGACGCCTATCGGGAAATGTATAGCAGCCTTATTACGGGCAATGGGCGTATTAGCGCCCTGTTTTCTTACGATCTTGAGGCGCTAGAAACACCTTTTTACATTTATCAGTTGATCAATAGACAGCAGCTTGGTGCGACGTTTGGTGCCAAGTTGAGCATTATCCCTAGAGGCACAGGCGAAGAACGTGGCGACCAAATTTACTATGAAATTAACGGTATTTTCACCAACTGCGGTGTGTCCCTTACGCCAGATGGCGCGGTCAACAGCGAGTTTGAATTTATTACAACCGGTCCCATCCGTTTATTGACCGGATTTAGTGCCGACTACTTAGTCCAAGAACAGGACGGCATCAGCCGCATCCAAGTGGAGTCCAACCAAGGCGAAGGTTACCTTCTGCTGGAACAAGACCTCTAAACTTACTGTAAACGTGTGATCGACTGCCGTGGCTGACCTCAAGATAACGGAGTTGCCAGCGCTGCCAGGTGCGTCGATCGCAGCTGATGACGTAGCTCCGCTAGCTGATGTCAGCGCCAGCGAGACCAAGAAGGTCACAATTAGCGACCTGTTCAGCCAAGGCCTTGGCACGTTTACGCCGGACAACAGCATCCCTGGCGCCAAGCTGGTTTCCGGCAGTGTCACTGCCACTCAACTCGGTACGTCTTCCGTTGGCGCTACGGCACTAGCCGATAACAGTGTTGACACCGGAGCGCTTCAAACCAATAGCGTTTCAGGTTCTGCTGGTGCCAAGGCAACGATTATTGCCGGCTCGATTGGTGCGGCTGATCTTGCTTCCGCCTCGGTCACAAGCGCCAAGCTCGGCACTGCAGCCGTAGGCACCACCGCACTGCAAGACGCATCGGTCACAAACGCAAAACTAGCGGGCAGCATCGCGGCGTCCAAGCTCGCCAACACCTCCGCCGCGTCGCAGGTTCTTGCCGGTCCTACTTCTGGCGCTGGTGCTGTAACCGCTCGAACACTTCAAGGCGTTGACCTGCCTACGCCAACCACAACGACCAAAGGCGCTGTCATCGTCAACGGTGAAGGGCTTCGCCTTGATACCGACACTCTTGAAATTGATAACGATGTAACCCCAAGCGCCCTGGCTCACGTTGTTACTTATGACGCCAAAGGTCTAGTAACAAGCGGGCGCAATATTGCTAGCGGAGACTTACCAGTTGCAATTTCTGGAACTGTAGGTGCAGTCAGCCCCGGCACAGGCTTAAGTGTCACTGGTGCAGGCGTTCTTGATCACACAAATGTAATTGTTGCTGGTACTGCCACCAAAGTAACTTTTGATACCGAAGGTCACATCACGCTGGGCGAAAACCTAACCGATGCTGACGTTCCAAATCTGCCCGCAAGCAAAATTACGACTGGCACGTTTGCTGCTGGCTTGTTTGGCACCAACACCATTACAGGCGACAAACTTAGTGATTCTTCTGTCGTCAAATTTGGCGGCGCTGGTAGCACTTCCGGGGTTGTGACTTTCCCGATTCCTGAATTTAAGGGGCAGTATTTCTACGACGAAATTCACGAAGATCTTTACCTGTGGAACGGCAACGCATGGACGCCAATCACAGTTACTGCAGGTGAGCTGCTGTATGCCGGCACCTACGACGCCAGCACTAATACTGTCGAATCGACTACGGGTGCTGGCACTGCTGTAGGCCTTGTCGTTGGCGCCCCTCTACCTGCAGCATCAGCCGACAATCTTCGCTATTACGTCGTTGTTTCGCAAAGTGGCACTGGCACATCGCCCGCCCCTGCCGTTACATTAGCCCCACCGGACATGTTGGTTTCCGGCGGTACTAGCTGGGAACTTGTTGACGTTTCCAGTGGTATTGGCGGCCAGATTGCTAGCAACATTACCTTTACCCCTTACGGGAACATTGCGGCAACAAACGTTCAAGCCGCACTGCAAGAACTTGACGACGAAAAGCTTGCTAAAGCTGGCGGTACTGTTACCGGAATCCTTGAAATCGGATCAACCGGGTCGATTGTTTTTGAAGGCAGCACTGCCGATGCTTACGAAACAACTGTTGCCGTTGTCGATCCAACAGCTGATCGGACAGTAACGATTCCTAATCAGAGCGGTAATTTCCTGATTAGCGGAAACGCCAGCATTGTCAATGCCGACATTTCTGCTAGTGCCGAAATCGCTGTTAGCAAGCTTGCTGATGGATCTGCTCGTCAACTCCTGCAGACGGATGCAGCCGGCACTGGCGTGGAATGGACCAGCAACGTCGATATTCCCGGCACCTTGGATGTGACTGGCACGGCCACCTTTGATGGCACGGTCAACATCAGTGACGGCACGTATTGACGCGCTGCCTATAGTGAAAGGGTAAATTCCGGCTGCTACGGCGGCGTTAAGGAATGGCTCTCCAGCACCTGCGTAGTAGCACCGCTAGCAAGCGTCCTCAGCCTGCTGGCATGAGCGACGGGCAACTTGCCATCAATACCAATACAGCAAGCCCTGGGCTATTCTTTAAGGATTCCGCTGGTGCGCTGATTAAGGTTGGTCCGGTGCATGTTGGCACTACGGCACCAAATGCCAGCCCTGCATCTGGCGGTCAGACCGGCAATACGGTAGGTGAGCAGTGGCTAGATACTACCGGCGGCGGCTACGTATTTAAGGTTTGGGACGGATCAGCTTGGCGGAGTGAAACTGGAGAGTTCGTCAATGTGAATGGCGACACCATGACCGGTGATCTGGTCATGAATAACGCCAACATTGTGTTTGAAGGCGCAACAGCGGACAATTTTGAAACCACGCTGACTGTCACTGACCCGACGGCAGACCGCACAATTACGCTGCCTGATGTGTCTGGCACGGTTGTAACGACTGGCGATACGGGAAGCGTTACCAGCACGATGATTGCTGATGGCACAATCGTTGATGCTGATATCAATGCAAGTGCTGAAATTGCCGTTAGCAAGCTTGCGGATGGTACTGCTCGCCAACTGCTGCAAACTGATGCTGCTGGCACTGGTGTTGAGTGGACCAGCAATATCGATATACCTGGAACACTGGATGTAACCGGTGCGGCCACTTTTGATAGCACAGTAACAATTGGAGGCAGTGCTGCTCTTGTTGCTAGCGCGATTGGCACAACCGTTCAAGCTTATGACGCTGATACCGCCAAGCTAGATGTTATTCAAACTTTCACTGCAGTACAAACGCTGACAGATCCAGCCATCATCGGCACAATCCTTGAGGATGTTTATACGATCAGCGATGGGGCAGCATTTGAAGTTGATCCGGGTAACGGCAGCGTTCAGCTGATCACACTGGGCGCCAATCGAACCCCCAAGGCAACCAACTTCGCTGCGGGTGAATCCATTACCCTGATGGTTGATGACGGCACGGCTTACACCTTGACGTGGACCGACGCCACTTGGGGTACTGGCGGAGTGAAGTGGACTTCTGGTACAGGTAAAACTGCACCAACACTCGCTACTTCTGGTTATACTGTTATTCAGTTTTGGAAAGTTGGTAGTCAGGTGTATGGAGCCTATGTGGGAGACGTAGGATGAGACATTCTGACGGTCTTAGATCTGCCGCTGGTAAGGTATATGCGGGAACCTTATTTTTAGCGACGAACGAATCCCCCTATGTCCTTGCCTACGAATGGTCTTACTTAGGCTTTGGTGCTAAGTATTCAGATCCTGCTACGTTACCAACTGGCACTCCAACAGATCTAGCGTTCGATCCGAATGGTTTCAATGTTGCTGTATCACACCAAGTCAGCCCATACATTTCCGTTTACCCTTGGTCTTCCTCAGGTTTTGGTACTAAGTATTCGGATCCTGCTACGTTACCAAGTGGCAACGGACGATCGGTTGATTTTAGTCCAAATGGCTCTGATATTGCTGTATCGTATGCAAGTAGCCCATACATTTCCGTTTACTCTTGGTCTTCCTTAGGCTTTGGTGCTAAGTATTCAGATCCTGCTACGTTACCAAATGGTAATTCGCCTGGAGTGCGGTTTAGCAATGATGGATTAACTATCGCCGTAGCACATACCAACAGTCCATATGTTAGTGTTTACCCTTGGTCTTCAGGCTTTGGTACTAAGTATTCGGATCCTGCTACGTTACCAGCTGGCAGCGGTATTAAGGTAAACTTCAGCAATGACGATTCAGCTATCGCCGTAGCACATGACAATAGTCCATATGTTAGCGTTTACCCTTGGTCTTCAGGCTTTGGTGCTAAGTATTCAGATCCTGCTACGCTTCCGACAGGAACTGGTAGAAACATTGAATTTAGTCCAAACGATAGTCATATTGTAGTTTGTCACACAACTAGCCCATATGTTAGTGCCTACCCTTGGTCTTCTGGGTTTGGATCCAAGATTGCTGATCCCTCTACATTGCCCGGTGGCGATGCTCGTGGGCTGGCGTTTACACCAGACGGTAATAACCTAGCTATTTCGCACACTGATACCCCTCAAATTACCGTCTACTCTTGGTCTTCTTCCGGCTTTGGAACGAAGTATGCCGATCCCTCTGTATTGCCGGGCACAACATCTGCCAATGGCATTAGAGTTAAATTTAGCCGTCTACAAAGTTGACCTATGAGCAAGCTTGAAACGCTTCAATCCGCCCTACTTGCTCGCAATGATGAAATTGACGGGTATCAAATCAACATTGACAACTACACTCGCGCCATCAACAAGATCAACGATGAATACGTTGATAACCCCGCCATAGTGGAGTTCCGTGATCGTCTCGCTGACATGCTCGAATCCCACAAAACCGAGCAACTCAAAGCAATCATTATCCGTGACGTGATCGCGGATCAACTCACTGAACTGGAGGCATCCTGATGTTTTACGTTCTTGTCGCTGCTAACGGCAGCGTGAATCGGTACCCCTACACACTGACCGACCTGAGGCGTGCCAACCCTGGCACCAGCTTCGCCAAAACGATCAGCGACGAAACTGCTGCAGCTTTTAACTGCTTCCCGGTTGCGCCTATTGACCCGCCTCCTGAAGATCACACCATTAACTTGGAGCGCACTGCAATCAAGTCAGGTGATCACTGGTTTGAGGAATGGATCAGTACACCAGCTACACCAGAGCAGATTGCAGAACGCACAGCAGCCAAGGCGAATGATGTGCGCGCTGATCGCAACAGCAAGCTTGCCGATTGCGACTGGACTCAGCTACCTGATGCACCTGTAGACGCCGCAGCCTGGGCAACTTACCGTCAAGCCTTGCGCGATATCAGTAGTCAGGCAGACTTCCCTTGGGATGTGCAATGGCCAACTGAACCCTAATGGAGCGTCACCTTGTAACTGCAGGTGCCGTGCTTGCGGTGCTCACGGCAATCGTGGGCACCACCATCGCCATTGAAACGCGCTACGCCAAATCCGCTGAGGTGAAAGCGCAGTTGGATGAGTATTACGCTAAGCAACTCAAGCTGCGCATCCTTGAGATCGACCTAAAACCAGACCCGACACCTGCAGATCGTGCGTTGCGACAGTATCTTGTGCAAGAACTAAACAAGGGCAATGGCGGTTCGCGCTAAAACTGGCACGGGACGTATTGAGCATCAAGCCGGCCGCCCCAAGAAAACACGCCAAGGTCAAGGGCAGCACAGTCTGCCCAACCACGGCCGCAAAAAACTGCGCGGGCAAGGTCGCTAGTGGACCAACATACCCGCGACAACTGGCGCAAGGT